ACGTGTCTCTTAGCTTCTTCTTCGATGTTCAATCTATGCTTCTTTTGGTATTTGAAAACAATATGTTTTAGCTGTAGCTGATGGTCCTGGTTTTGAATCTTCCAAGCGTGTTTCCATTTTAGAACCTACCTCATTACAAGACGCATTATCCATAAACAAACCATTAAAGGCATGTACTTGTACCTTACCTTCAAACATCATAACTAACAGTAAAGCATACATCCTAAAACCAATTCTTCACTTGATCAATAATTGCTGGTCCATACTCTGAAGCTAAGCTTACTACTTCACCAATAGCTACCATACCGATAGTTGCTACTGCCATAAATTCAATACCTGTCATGTTACTTCTCCTTTGGGTTTATGTTAAGTCTACTATTTCGCAAACATCACCAGTGCAAGCCATCGTCTGCATTGCTACCGTGTTATCTTCGCTTTCATACTCAGAGAGTTTAGACCACTCTATCTTCTCTGGCATCTCTGACAAGAGTACTTGATACTCTTCTTTATTACAATCCTGATACGGTGCTTGTTGATAAGTATGATCAGAGTGTGGCAAGAAAGACACACCACTCATCTCATCAAAGTACTCATACACAAATGCACCTACAGACATCCACTCTTCATCCCGTACTGAGATCGTTACGCTTGGCTTATGTTCGCACCAGTGACGCTGATATGTAAGCCATGTCTCTAGCTGTTCAATGGCAGTCATATCATTACGTGTAATAGCTCCTGCTGGTGCCTTAACAGGGAAACTAAATACAGTTGTACTGTCACCCTTCATTACACATGGTTCATTAGGTACACCACTGTCCTTCATAAACTGTGTTAGCGGATCATTGTTATCACCCCTAACAGTACGGATATAATAGGAACTGTGGCGAGCATGTATGCCAGAGGCACTATCCACCAGTTGCGATACTGTGCCTGACGGTTTGACACATGTAATCGCAGCAGCAACAGGTATACCAAGACGGTCAGCCCATTCAGCATTAGTAGAAACAGCAATCCCACGAAGGTGTGCAAGGGTCTTCTCCAATCCTCTATTAGCAGAGGTCATTAGTGGGTTGTCCATTATCCCTGTAAGTGACACACCCAGCAGACGCTCTTCTTCTGTGTTCTTGTTCCACACCTTACGCAAGTATGGAAACTTTGTGTAGGTGGATTGTATGGTTCCCAGAATCGTAGCCAAGCGAACCTTTCTTTCCAGATCTTCGATAGTATCTGTGGCACGTACAACGCACTCAGTAAGATTACAGAACTGATATGGACGTAATATGATTTCGCTGCATGGATTAGTTCCAAACTCATAGTTAGGATCACGCCTACCATACTTCGCAGCTTGCTTTTTACTTGCTTGACGATTAAATACACCACGCTCTCCTGACTTACTTTCCACTAAGGACATCCACTCACGCATGAAAGTTTCCATGTCTGGCTTCTCAGTGTATGCAGTAGAGTTATTAGCTAGTGCTCGCCACCCTGCAGTTTCCCACCACTGTCCTGACTTAGCATGGCGCATACGGTCATCACTTAAGTTAGACAGAGAGATCATAGCACTACGTCTTACACCACCTACAACAACGATCTGTCCAATGAAACACATGAGATCGTGACACTCTAAGCTAGTAAGCTTACGCCCTTGTGCATTCTTGAATGTCTGTACAGCAAAGTTAAACAGTTCTACTAGAGGCGCTGGGCCACTAGCTCTACCACCAAACGTCTTAAGCCTAGCACCTGCAGGACGTACCTTACTTATATCCCACTTGGGGATCTCACCAGCCCATAGGAGTGCAAGCACTTGTCTGAAAGCTTTAGCCCAACCTTCCTTACTATCCTTAACGACAACAGTAGTCTCACTGTCAAACAACTCAGGAACATCAGGGAGTTTACTGATGAACTGCCTCTCAACACTGAAGCCAACACCAGTACCACAGAGCAAGATGAACATAGCCTCATCGAAGGACTTAGGGTCATCTACGGGTAGGTAGCTACAGTTATACCCTGCTGTATTGTCACGCTCAAGGGCGGGGCCAGCAGTCATCATAGCTCTCATAGATGGCATTACTTCTAGGTCTAGTATAGCATCACGTATCTTGTTTACGTATGAGTCCTTGCCAGCTTTAGGACGTACTACATTATCCATGTATCGTTCTACTGTTTCAGACCAAGACTCTCGCCCTTTACCATCACGGTACTTAGCGTAGCGAGACAGAGCGATAAAGCTTTGGTAGTCTGTTGGTAAATAGTTATCCATTATCTGTTGTCTCCTGATCCATGTAGAACTCCACGCTGCTCTCTATCATCTAGCTTCTTCATGTTCATTTCCATGATGGTCTTTAAGTTACCACCAAAGATGTTAGCTAAAGCTGTAGCATAAAACAATACATCACCTAATTCTTTTAGTACTTCTTCATCTGAGAACTTATTCTTATCACGAAATAGTTTCTTTACTTTCTCAGATACTTCCCCTGCTTCTCCTACTAAACCAAGAGTATTCTCTACTAAACGTTCACGGCCCTTGGTAAATACTTTATCCTCTACAAACTGAGAGTAGAACCTGATAGGGTCATTCTCATACACTGGACTATTTTGAAACATATCAAAGTAACCAAACGCTTTTAAATCAGTTTCATTAATCAACACACTCTCTCCTTAATATTTAAGTTGTCTACCTCTACATCATCTATATCGTAGAATGTATTACGAATAAGATCATATATATCATCTACGTGAGCCTCTTCTAAAGCTGAGAATATATTGTTATCATCATCTACCTTTAGAACAAATGTTACACTAAACTTTCTCATTTGTGTGTGTCCGTCCACCGTTTTCTCATCCTCTGTAAATACCATATTGCTTTGTCTATATCTTCTAAACCATTCTTATACTCGCATCTCCACATATACTTTAGTACGTTAGCTGCATGTGGTGCTATAGATCCAGACATGTTCTCAGTCATAGCTTCTATTGCATCAATGCATTCAATACCAGCGTGATTGTAGTGTACTGGATTGTTTACTGCATCATGTGTGTTACTCATGCGTTACCCTGTGTTTTAGTAAATCTAGTTAAGCGTACAACTTTACCATTCGTACCCTCTACTTCTTCATACTCTGTTGTTCTGTCATTGTCAACCCCTATTAATTCATTTCGTTTTTCTTCTACTAAATCATATAAGTCTTCATCCGTTTGTGCCATCTCTAAGAATGTTCCCATAAGAGTAGCCAGATGTACAAGGTACGCTATTGTTTCCTCATTAGATCTATTAGTTGGGCCTACTGATAAAGCTGTAGAAAGTTCACCTGACCACTCACCATACTCGTCAAACTCTACAGGTCTTAGTAGTATAGCTACTTCATCATCTTTTAATGTGTAAGACATTACTCTATCCTTTTGTCTCCCTTGAAAGGGATGCGTTTTAAAGTTAAAACTTTTCCTTTTTCTTTAAGCCAGGATTCTGGTATGACACGATGCGCCCACATAAACTCTGACTTATCACACCAATCACAGTACCTACTCTTAGCACCCTTGTATAGCTTTGCTTTAGCATTACTAAATACAAACCTTATATCTAACTCTGGGTGTTGCTCTCGTACTGCTAGGTGCTTTCTTCTATCTTCACTATCAAATATACCCTTAGTCTCTATGATAATACCATTATCCAAAACAAAGTCAGGTGTGTATGTCCTGTAGCGTAGGTCTTCCCACTCTATCTTTAAGACTTCATACCTGACTTTATCTTGATTGTCTTTTAGGTACGCAGCGGTAGTCTTCTCTAAGCCACTGCGATACCGTCTAGAGCTATGCCGCCTCTTCGTTGTCATCTACTTCTTCATCTGGATTAAGTGATGCCTTTAAACGATTGGCTAAGATGTTACTTACAGTGCGAACACTGGCTAACTCATAGTTCAACTGCGTTTGTACAGTTGAGTTGTATTGTAGCTCATTGATTAGAGCCTGTTGATCTTCTGAGAAATCTTCTGTCTCATATTCTACTTCATCAATAGTTACTTTTGTCATTATCTATCACTCCATAAGCTGACATATTCTACTGTTGGTGGTGTTTTCTTTCCATTGTATACCTGAGAAGGTAATGCTCTTAGTGTGGGCCAACACTTGTGCCTGTGTGCACAGAAGCCACACGTTTTACTTAGCTTGTAGTTGCCACTAGCCTTACCACGATATGTTTCTGGCTCAGGCTCAAAGCAACGCTCAAAGGGTTTATCATTGTCTAGGTAATCATAGGTATCCTCTATCTTTTGTAGTACTTCTTCTTTGTTTACCTCAGAGGCTGACACGTACTTGAACTCACCATTAGCTTTGTTGACTACCCACCAGCCACCTACTTCTTTACCTGCAGCAGTAGCGTAGCCTACAAGCTGTGACACATAACCAAATGTATCACCCTTGTTTAGTGTATGGAAGTCTTCAAACTTATTAGTGAATGACCACGGTGAAGCAGACTTAACGTCATCTACTTTACCGTCTAGTACCATGTCATACTCACCACTAACCTCACCACCATTAGATAACTTTAGTGTTACCTTATCGTTGTCATCAAATGATGTACCTGATGCTCTGAGTAGTCCTTTGAATACAGCCTCAACTATATCACCAATGACCATGTTGATCTTGAATGATACAGGCAAAGGTTCTGCACCCTCAGGCTTATTCTTATCAAACCAAAGCTGACACTTAGGACGCCCAATGTTGGACATCCTCTTTTTAAATACTCTCTTCTCAGAGTTGAACTGCTTATGCAGTGCATCCTTAATATCTTCAGCTACCTTATCAATAACTTCCTGAGACATACTTGCCTCATCACTGATAGACTTCCTTAGATAGGAATGCACTGCTAGTTCTGCAGGGTGCTGCATTACTCAAAGTCCTCTAGGTCTACGATGTTAGATACAATAGCTGCATCCTCAGAGCTTAGCTTAGCAGTGTGGTTTTCTTCCCACCTAGTTAAGATGTACTCATTGTTTTTCTCTACGTAGTCTAGGAAGTCAGCCAGTACATCATTGTCACCATCAGAGAAACCAACACGCTGACCCATCGATGCCTTGATTGTTGCATACTTAACACCCGTAGGCATAGCTTGTACGTCACCTAACAATGCAACAGTGTGCTCTACTGGTGAGATACGCTTACTCATTAGCTTACCTACTACACCATCAATAGACTTCAAGCTGTCACGGTTCTTGATGTCAGATACAAAAGGGATCTCTTCTGCATAGTTATCTGTGATAGGTCCACCATCTTCTGTGAATGGATCAATGACACGAGCCATACCCATCATCACCTTTACACGATTGACACTACGCATAAGATCCTTCATGTCTTGAGGCAGTGCATTAAAGTCTTTGACGTATCCTGTAGGACGCCCAAGGTTAAACGTACCTAAGGTATCTTTTAGATCTCCATTTAGATTAGTAGACATGACAGTTTTTTGGAATGTGTTGTTCTCACTATCCCAACGCTGCCAACGCTGACGCTCAGCAAACAGACGTACCTCTACCTCTCGTGCTAAGAACTCTTCATCCACACCCTTCTTAATCTTAAACACAGGAGATGATACAATCTTGTTAGTCTCTGGGCTGACCTCTTGTATTACTGTTGTTGTAATACGGTACAGACTTGACTGTGTATTACTACTAGATGTACTAGCAGAGAAGCCCATTGCATCTGCTAGGTTCATGTTGTCCACATGTAGTGGTGCTAAGTTGCTCATGTTGTTATTCCTTTCAACGTTAAAGAGACTAAGTTATACCATTAAACGTCTTTGATGTCAAGCCAATTCTTACCTATCTTAGCTTCTAATAGTAGAGGCACATTCATTTGTACATCATATGCTTCTTCTACTAACTGATTTAGATCTTCATTCAGTGAATCTATTGTTGCCAGTACATACTCCTTTTCATCTGGGTGTACATCTACTACCATAGAAT